TTTTCTTCCACCACCACATTAATATTGATAGAATGAATAGTAAAATATTAGACATGGATTATACTGTTGGAGAAGTGGAACTCACTTACAAATCCACTTCAACGAGCCGGAGTAAAATATATAGTTCGGAAGACGCTTATAAATACTTGCTTCCTTACATATAAGAAAGGTACAATCTGTTACAAAGAATATTTCAAAGTTCTGTTCCTAAACCAATCCAACCAAGTTTTAGGCTACACTCTCATATCAGAGGGAGGAATAACAGACACAACCGTTGATGTAAGAGTAATTCTACAAGCTGCATTGCTTACCAATTCAGTAGCTCTTATCCTTGCTCATAATCACCCAAGTGGTAATTTGAAACCAAGTAGGCAGGATATGGAGATTACTAAACAGATCCAAGAAGCTGCAAGACTTATGAGAATTACAGTTTTAGATCACCTCATACTTACAGATACAGGATATTACAGCTTTGCTGACGAGGGAGAATTATAATAAAGTAGAGAGCACTCAATTTTTAAGTTGGGTGTTCTTACTTACATAAGCTGAATGTTCGTTCAGCATTTGTAACCAACCATTAATAAATGTGAATTATGAAGACATATATAGCATATCTAAGACAATCCACCATGAAACAACAAATATCGGGTCTTGGTGTAGAAGCACAACGGGAGATTATACACAACCATGTAAAGAATAAACCCATACTTGCTGAATATATTGAAACAGAGAGTGGGAAGAAATCTAACAGACCTCAACTCCTTGCAGCTTTAGCGATGTGCAGGAAAACAAATTCTATTCTGATTGTAGCCAAATTGGATAGGTTGTCAAGAAATGTAGCGTTTACTTCCAAGCTGTTAGAAAGTGATGTTGAGATTGTGTTCTGTGACTTTCCACAAGCCAACAGACTGATTCTGCATATCATCAGTAGCATAGCCGAATATGAAGCAGGGCTGATTGGTCAGAGAACCAAACAATCACTTCAAGCTAAAAAAGCAAGGGGTGTGCAGCTTGGTAAATCGGAGAACTTGATGAATAAACTTGAACAAGCAGTCCAACATAGTATCACTACCAACAAGGCTAAAGCTGATAACAATCCGAATAACATGAGAGCGATAGCACTGTTACGGTCATTATCTATGCAAGGCAAATCATTATCTGAAATGACTTGTCTGTTAAATGAACAAGGCTTCGTTACATCTAAGGGATGCAAGTTTCAGATTACACAAGTCAAGAGATTGCTTGTCAGAGCAGGGTTGATGTCGTGAGGTCACTTTGAAAGGCGGACAAATTTAGAGCAAGGTTAGTCTTATATACCCCAATCCGAGTTTGTCCTACCTTTAATTTTAGCCGGAGAAATTTACTTGTGCTTTATAAGTTCATGTGGATTTGAGCTGTTATATTTATAAGGTGAAATATTTTATTACTTATCCAAATGACTAAATATAAAACCTTTATATAGTTTTATTCCTTTTATATTTCTTTTATTTATAATAATATTATTATATTTGCACTCGTTATAGCATTGGTAATCAAACTAGATTATATGTTCCTCAATGCTTGATTTATTAACAGCTTATCCATAGGGAACAGGTAGGCGTAGATTAAACTTGATAATGAGAAGATTTAGATTATTGGCAACTTCATTATTAGTTGCACTATGTACAGGATTCAGTTCTTGTGGGGATGATGTTACTAATGAAATCATCCAAGAAGTTCAAGAACCGGACAATACCTTAGAATTATTGATCGGTACTTGGGAGGGAACAGGGGAAGTTGCTGGACGACTTTTTAAATTCAATGAAGATTATACATATAGTTATGACACACCTTATAGTAATGAAACTGAAAATGGTACATTTGAATACTTCCCTAACAGATATATGTTTGTTACTTATTATACGAATGATTGGGGACAAGGGGATTGGAAAGAAGAGAATATCATTTACACAATTGTTAAAATTACAGAAGATGAACTGATTCTTAATAATAATGGACATAGTGATATAATAATTTTTAAACGGAAATAATAATCCATACCAATTAGGGCAGATTAAAACAGCATTTGAGGAAACTCTTATGCTGTTTCTTTTTATATAGAAACTATTGCCCTAATCAAACCAAAGAGTTATCTTTGTAACATAGGTTTTACCTACAACGTGATAATAATATATTGTTGAACATTTCTCATGTAACGGCAAAGTTAAACCAAGAGTTAAACCAGCATAAAGAAACCGATAACAAGGATTCTCATTAAGAGCAGCTAAACGGCAGTAGCTCAGTTGGTAGCTGACGAAGGCGAAGCCTTTGGCAGCCGCAGAAGAGCATCAGCTTCCCAAGCTGAGGGTCGCGGGTTCGAGTCCCGTTTGCCGCTCTATTGAAAATCAAGTAGTTAGATTTATTTCTAACTACTTTTTTTATTTGTTAATTGATTATTCGTGTTGTTATTGGTGGTTATTGTGGGCTATTTCTTATATTTGCGGTGCAAATCAGGTGCAAATTTAAGCGGTTTGCACCGTAAATAAATGACTATGGCTACCGTTAATTTCTATCTTGACACAAGAAGGGCAAAGGCTAACAATAAATACCCTATTAAGTTACGTATCCAGCATGAAAGCAAATTATTGCTTTCTACGGGGTTTGATTCTGCCATTGAAGCATGGGATGGAAGTTGCTATAATAAGAAAGAACCAAATTATAAATATAAAAATGCAGCATTGCGCAATATCTTTGCCGCTGTAGAGAATGAACTTCTTGTCATGCATTCTATGGGAAAGCTTAAAGTGATAACCGATAAGATGCTGAAATCTCACTTGGAAGAAATTATTAGCGGCAGGAAAAAGAGTGAAAAGTCATTCATTGATTATTTGGATGAATTTGTTTCATTGAAGAATAATGCCGGCACAAAGATTGTTTATGAAACTACCCGAAACAAACTGCTGGCTTTTGACCCTAATTGTACATTCGATACTATGGACAGAAAATGGCTTGTGTCATTCGAGAATTGGATGAGTGGAAGCGGAATGAAGATAAATGCCTATGCTATTCATATTCGGAATATTCGTGCTGTTTTCAACTATGCCATTGATGAAGAGATAACCACATTATATCCATTTAGGAAATTCAAGATAAAGAAAGAAGAAACCCGAAAGCGTTCTCTCACCATCGAGCAGATTAGAGTACTGAAAGCCTATCCATGCGAGGAATTTGAGGAGAGATACAGGGACTTATTTATGCTGTCGTTTTATTTGATCGGCATAAATATAGGGGATATGCTTCTGCTGAAAGAGGAGAACATAGTCAACGGGCGGATTGAATATCATCGTCGAAAAACTGGAAAATTGTATTCAGTGAAGATAGAACCGGAAGCGCAGGGTATAATTGATCGATATAAGGGAAGGCAATATCTCTTGAATGTTTTGGACGAGTATTCTAATTACAAAGATTTTATCAGTCGGATAAACAAGGCACTGAAGAATATAGGGCCATTCGAGCGTAAAGGGCTGGGAGGAAAGAAGGTTCGCCAACCGTTATTTCCGGATCTGTCCACATATTGGGCGCGCCATTCATGGGCTACATTGGCTGCGGAACTTGATATACCTAAAGAAACTATATCTGCCGGTTTAGGACATGAGATTGGTTCTGATGTTACTAGTATCTATATCAAATTCGATCAGAAGAAGGTGGACGATGCCAATAGGAGAGTGATTGACTATGTGTTTGGAAAAGAAAAAGCCGGGAAATGATGCCCGGCTTATATTGTTGGTTTAGAACCGCCACTTATTTGGGTTATAGCGTCATGCTCTGTGTTTTTTCTTTGTTTCTCATCCTCGTCTTTGAGATACTTGTTCCTTATATCTTTGATGTCGTTTGTCATTCCCCATACTTTGAAGAAGAGAATAATTTGTAATACTCCGAATATTAGGAGTATGATGGTTAGAAAGTCAATCATAATCTTGTGTGTCTAATTTGTTATTTTAGCCATTTTGCAACTCCACCATGATGTGAGCATGTTCCTCTACGGCTTTTGCTAAAACTATATGTTCCATCTCTACATAAAGCTGTTGCTCCAGGAGGCGCGGAATTATAATAAGTTGGAGATTGTACTCGTTCTCCCTTTGAATTTGTATAATATTTAATAGATGTACTGTTATTGTATGTAGTAGTACATTCAATTTTTTCTTTTGAAAGGTATTTTGTCGAAACATATCCTATGTATCCATTATAGTTTACCGGAATCCATTTACATTCACAGTCTTCATCTATGGTAACTTGAGTGCCTTTAGGTATTTGAGTAATAATAGCAGAGGTTGTATTAGGAGCCTCTCTCAAATTTAGATTTGCCATAACATATCTTATAGTATCTTGCTGAATGGAAAGTTGAGCATTTAACAAGCAAGAAAATAAAAAAGAAAAAAATAGTATTATTCCTCTTTTCATAATTTCAAATATTTAGTTTGTTCTTTAATTCGTTGAAAGTATCTGGATTCTCAAAATCTCCCCAACAGTATTTCTTGTATCTGTCCCGGTCGAAGCTGTCTTTTTTCTCATAAACAATCAGGTAATCCTTATCACATAAAACAATCACAGAAGAATTAAGTAATCGGGCGTATGAGCGCGCTTGCAAATATGCTTCTTCTCTTTCCTTGTTATTCCTCATACACAGCTTGGCTTCAATCAACACTTTTGCCCTTTCCTCATTTGGTTTATTGCCATAATGTAACGCATAATCTGGGAATATCCTATGTCCTCTCCCTGCTTGGATTGGTAACTGCCGGATGAAGTCTTTGTTTTCATACCATCCCATAGAGTTAAGCAATGGTTCCAGCAATTGCTGTTCTACATCATGTTCGTACTCTATAATTACGTCTTTGGGCAAGGTTGGGGCATACAATTTTGGCAAAACCTCTATATCAAATCCTTTTGTTTTTATCATCCGAAGTAACTCTGAATAGTTCTCACTGTTAACCGACCAACCATTTACTCCCTGAAAGTTTTTTCTAACAAGTGGGTGTTTGAAAAAATATTCATCAGTTTGTAGTTCTTTCAAAGTAATGTGAGGAATATTTATTCTATTCCCAATATAGATACACCCGTAGTATCGGAATAGAGGGTCTATTACGCCATCCGTAAGCGATGTCTCTATGCAAGTGATTGCACTGATTGGGGACGTTTCGTAATGAACAAGAATATCCCCTTTCTTTGTTTCGGGGCTTGACTGCCAGAATTTCGATTCTAAGGATTTATCTTCTTGGTATAACCTGCCGCCAATGAACCAGACTTGTGACGGTTTGGGCATGTCTATTTTCTCGCTTGGGAGATTATTGGGTGCGAAGTCGTATAGGAAAGACCATAGATCTGCTGGAGATAGTCCATTTTCTTTTCTGAACAAATAAAACACCTCGCAAAGTTCCCAATAATACATGCACCTTCCTTTGTAATCAGTTCTTTTGGGAATATTGGGGAGGTCTATGTTAAAGAAATCCGCTATTTTATTCAGCTCGAATATTCGGCAAAGGAACAGGTACGGGAAGAAATATTCTGGGGCGAACTGTGATAAGACATAGGACATCGGCTGGATAATCCCAAGCATATTCTTGAAGTCGTTAGCAGGAAGCCATTGTTGCCCTTCTACCCTTATGCCTAATGTGATAAGTGAAATGTATAAATCTTTTGCTTCTTCCAATGAGCTGGGATGGTCATAATCTGATACACCGTAGCAATATATATTCTCCAACCAATCGTTATATAAATCTTCTGGTATGAAATTAGCGTACGGACAATAATCCTTGAATAAAACATATCCTCCCGCATCGGAAAAGTATTTTATCATCTCTATTCCGATTGTGGTCTGTTTATATAGGTCCCATGTGTATTGGTTGAAACTCATGGCGTTTATTTCATCGTATTCATCCTAATGCTTAGTTTTACTAAAGCTAGTGCCTTAACTGATGCCAAAGGAAAATCTTTGGGTTGATGGTGCTGATTGTAACTTACCAACTTAATCCAATCACCTCCTTTTTCAGATTGATTTATGTATTTTACAGTTAGATATTCTTCACCTTCTACATCTATTGAAACCAAATACATTTCCCCATAAAAAATGTGTTGGATTTCTACGGGAACTTCTTTATAAGCTATAATATCTCCCGATTTCAATAAAGGATACATAGAATCTCCTTTGACATATACAGCACCGTCACATTTCGGTATGTTGGGGATACTTATCTTTCCTAGTATGTTTTGGTCTTTGTTCACCAAAAGAGATTTCAAATTTGCGGCAGCCTCAATGTCATATAGATTAATTATGCCTTCTTCATCTATCTTTTCTATATATTTAGGCTTATTGATAATCGTAACATCTCCTAGTTCAATCTCATCAGCCATTGCCTGTTGGACAAGATCGCCTAGAGACATATCCAAGGCTTTAGATATGATTATCAATTCTGATAGTCTTCTTTTAGATAAATCATCATATCTACCTATATTGGTAGATTCTATGCCTAACGCATCAGCTATTACTTTATTTGTAACGCCTTGATTTCTAATTATTTGTCTTAATGTTATCATTTTAGATTAATCAAATTAGATATTATTAACACAAATAATAATCAAAAATGATATGCCATATCAAAATTGATAGTATATTTGCATTATCAAATTAAACTGATACAAAGAAACGAAGATTAATTCAGATTTCAAATAGTATAAACATATTAAAATACACGATTATGAGAACAAGAGAATTTTTACACGAAGTAATGAGCCTTGCTTGGCAGTTCGTTAAGCGTAATGGCTACACCATGAGCGAAGCAATGAAGGTCGCTTGGGCTAATTTGAAACTGAAAGGTGAGATGAAAAAGAAGATAGTGAAGTTCTACTTCAAAAAAGTGGATGGTTCCGTTCGTGAGGCATACGGTACACTAAATGAAAAGCTGATGCCTGCCATCACTGGTACTGACAACAGAAAAAAGAATGATACCGTCCAGACTTACTATGATACTGAACGCCAAGAATTCAGATGCTTCAAAAAAGCTAATCTGATGTCAATCGCATAAAAGATATGGATATGAATGCTTACACGATTAACCAGCAGTTGGATAGCCTTTATAAAGATTTAGAGGCTGCCCATAACAATGATGAAGAGGCTGTCTGCCTGATGTTCAATGCTGATAGCAAAAAAGAAGCTATCCAGTTGATAACGGATGAGATAGACAGTTTGGAAGATGCCTTAAAAGGTTTTGAAACTTGTGAAGATGATGGCATGGACTACGATGCTCTATGCCGGGTACAAGGTATCAGCCGATACGCATAATACACGATTATGCAACGCACGACAGCCCTACAGACGGATTGAACGGCAACCGATAGCGAGAATCGGGTAGGGTACTATTGATTGGTTCTTTGACATATTGATACGATAAAAAGATATATTTCTGCGAAGGCACGTAAGCGAAGCCAGTGATGGTGGATAGTGGTGGGTGCAAGTGGAACGGAATTGACACCGATAGCAACCGAGGATAAGCCGACAATGGGCGAATGGTTGTATATGTCTGATGGTGGTAAAGCCACGAAGTTGAAATGATTTTTACTTTCAGCACGCCAATTTGTCTTTAGCGTGGTGAGTATGCTTGGTTAGGCACAAGTATCGCTGAAAGGTCTTATAGTCTGTACTGAACTGAAATAAGGTTCTGCTATTCGATTAGGGTACAGATACTTATTTAAATTTATACGATTATGAAAACAATCCAATTCGTTTTATCTATATTGGTTAGTATATGTGCTGCCGGTATGCTTTACGGGGCTATTACTACTTACAGTCCTATGAAAATATTCTCTATCACTATAATGAGTGTTATATGTGTAGGGTGTGTGTCGCTCATGAGAATAACTTATAGAGAACTTAAAACAGACCACTAAAAGGTAGTCCTATAATCCGGCACAAGGCGCATGGGGATGAGTGCACAATCACCTTGTAAACCAGCTGGGCGGTAATTTATGAAGTAGCATTGTTGGAATGCGTGTAAGCGATTAATTGTTGGTATTAACTTATATTCTAATTTATATATTCATTTAGCTTACAAGAAGTAGGTTCGACTCCTACCTTTTTAACGACATTTTAAATTTATACGATTATGACAGTGGAAGAATTAAGAGGCATGACGCATGAAGATTTAGTAAGGCGTGTGCAAGAGCTGGAAGAGGCTAACGAGAAATTAGCTGAAGAGAAAAATACATGGTATAAATCTTGGAGTGATTTGAAACAGAAGTTTGATCATTTCAAGAATGCGGTTAAAAGCATTGTTCTGATAATAGATTAGATATTCGTGTTTTATATTGTGTTTGTACTGGGTGTGCCGTCCGTGAGGATAGTGCACCTTTTTTAAAAAAGGATGGTTAGCTTATCGGTTAGAGCTTCGTGTTGCGCAACCAATTAGCACGATTGAGAGGGGTTCGATTCCCTTACCATCCACGAATCATTAATTAAATTTTACTCTTATGGCAAAAGAACTGAAAGAAAGAACAGAAATCAAGAAAAAGCTGAAAAAGAAGAATGACAGAATCAGCTTTGACTTTAGCGACAAACTTGCCGGACAGCTTCGCAGGTGTACCGCTGATCTTAACAGGCTGGCAAGGATTGATCGGATAATAGACAAGGAGCAAACTTTGTATTCGGTGGACACTAACAGGGAAGCCGGATATATTGAGGTTATTCGCAATTATTAATCAGCTGACTTACACGATTATGAAGAGAGTTTTTAATGAACTTACACCTGAATGCGAGATTACGGCACGAATGTATGCACAAGGGTATGAGAAAAAAGAAATTGCAAACCTCAAATGCCGAGCGGTCAGCACGATAAACAACCAACTGCAAAGAGCTTTTGAGATTTTGAACGTAAGGAACGGCAGAGAACTGGCAACCATGCTATATGAGAGAATAGCTGGTATGAAGTTCACGATGGACTTTTCACCTACTATTAGGTCGGCTGTTGCTTTCTGCCTGTTGTGCATCTTTTCTTTTTCGCTCTATCACGAACAGGGTGATATGAGAAGGGGACGAAGAACGAGAGTTGAACGAATTGAAAGAACTGGACGGTATGGAGGTAAGACTTGAATTATTTGAATTTAAAAATATCTGCATGGACATGGCGGAGCTTGGTGCAGCTGCCAGTGAGAAGAAACGGTCTCCTGTATCTGATGAAATCAAGCAAAGAGAAGCGTTCAGATGGTTAAAGACACTTGGGTATGAACCTAACTTTTTGGAAAAGTTAGAGAAAGAAGGATTGGTGCATAAGAAAAGAAAAGGCTCATCCAGAAATTCTCCTATCATATATTCCAAGTTCGAGATACAATCCGCTATTAATGCTTTTAAAATGAGTAAATATCTGAACAAATAACCCTATAAAATTTACGATTATGTCACTGATTAAGAAAAGTAATGAATTAGTTATCCCGACCACCGTGAAGATGATGATTTACGGTCAAGCCGGAATGGGAAAGAGTACGGTAGCATTGAGCGCACCGAAACCGCTGCTGTTGGACTTCGATAACGGCGTGAAGCGCATGAACATGGCGCACTTGGAGAATATAGACACGGTACAGGTCACTTCATGGAGCGATGTTCAGCAAGTTCTTCAAGAGGACTTGTCCGCTTATCAGACCATTGTAGTAGATACCATCGGCAAGATGATGGACTTCATCATTACTCACAAGTGTGGAACCCGCCAGCCGTCCATCCGTGATTGGAGCGGTATCAATGCAGAGTTTTCATGGATGACACGAACACTTTCGGGGCTTAACAAGCACATCATTTTCGTTGCCCATCGCGACACAAGAAAAGAAGGTGATGATACGGTGTTTATCCCTGCCTTGCGTGAAAAATCCTACAACTCTATCGTTACTGAACTGGATTTGCTCGGTTATCTTGAAATGAAAAGCGAAAGAGGCGTCCAAAGACGTACTATCACTTTTGACCCAACTTCAAGAAATGACGGTAAGAATACTTGCAATCTTCCTTCAGTGATGGAAGTTCCTACCATCCTTGACAAGAATGGTAATCCAACCGCAAAGAACGACTTTATCACCGCCAAGATAATCAATTCGTATTTGGGTATGCTTGCTGCCAAGAAAGAGGCACAGGAAAAGTATGATAAAGTTATTGAAGAGATAAAAGAACAGATCGAACTTATTACGGATGCGGAATCTGCCAATAATTTTATCGCGCAAATAGATAACTTTGAGCACGTTGGTTCTTCAAAGCAAATGGCGGCAAAGTTGGTAGCTAACAAAGCGAAGTCTTTGAATCTGAAACTTAATTCAGAAAAGAAATATGAACCAGCAGCCTAAATATCGTATTTACGCAACACTTCTTGATGCCTTTGGGGCATATCTGAATAGTGATGTGATTTGGGATAAGTACTGGGGGTGGTCAGAAAATCCACCCCATACTCCTGAAGAATTTCACGAACAACAGTTTCAAGAACTGATAGACCGGATTAACCGCAAGCCATTCGATAGCGAAGCGGCAGACCGTGGCACGGCTTTCAATGAAATCATTGATTGTATGATTGAGAACCGTAAATCTTCTATAATGGAAATTAGCAAGGCATATCACGATGACGGAAAACTTTACGGGATAAAAGCTGTTTACAACAATCGCACTTTCACTTTTCACATTGACCTTTGCCGCGAGTTTGCCAACTACTACAAAGGAGCATTAACCCAACAAAGAGTAGAAGCCATCTTGCCTACTGCATACGGTAGTGTATTGGTTTATGGTTTGATTGACGAACTGATGCCTACCAGTGTTCACGACATCAAAACAACCGGTAGTTATACCGTGGGAAAGTTCAAAGATCACCACCAGCATTTAGTTTATCCTTATGCTCTTATGCAGAATGGGTCGGATGTACGGACATTTGAGTATAACATTGTAGAGTTCAACAAAGGCGGTTATGTGGTAGATACCTATACAGAAACATACGTTTTCAATCCTGAACGTGATATTCCTATTCTTACTAATCATTGTGAGGAATTTATCCGGTTTTTGGAAGAAAACAGAGAACTTATAACCGATACTAAAATCTTTGGAAATGGATGATATACGACTTGAAAAATGAATACCAAATACCCAAGTTTAAGGAGTATGTAAACAAGCTGTTTAGTGAACGTGCGGTGGTGGAAGTGAAAAAGAAACTACCTAACCGCACGCTTGCCCAAAACAGCTACTTGCATCTTCTTTTAGGGTATTTCGGTAGTGAGTACGGTTGCAGTCTCGACGAAGCAAAAATTGATTTTTATAAGAGGACTTGCAACCGTGATTTGTTTGAACGTAAGACGGTCAACAAGAAAGGCAATGAAGTAACTTATTTGCGCAGTTCTGCCGAGCTGACAACAGGTGAAATGACTTTGAGTATTGACCGTTTCCGAAACTGGAGCGCATCTGTGGCAGGTATCTATTTGCCTGCCGCTAACGAACAACAGATGCTTATCTACGCACAACAAGAAATTGAACGTAATAATGAATTTATTTAAAAATTGAGATTATGAAGAAAAGAAAATTTCCCCAAGATGTAGCAAGATTCTTTCATCCTGAAAAATCAATCAACCCTAAATCCAGCGGTATTCACCAAATAGAGAAAGCCTCTCAAAGAAGCTATATTCCAGTTTATAATACTATGGGTACTGCAAGAAAGGTTTACAATGAGTTTGGCAAAATAAGTTATAGATAATATGGACAAATTTTTAGGACAAGACATTCCTGAACAGGAACGATGGCAGTTTCTTCAGGACAATGCCGATGCAGTGGAGAAAATCGGTTATACTCACCGATTCACACCCGAAGAATTGGCGCAAAAGAAAGAAACATTAGCTGAAGTATCAATCACCATCAATGATATTGAGATAGAAAAGAAAGAGGCTATGGACGAGTTCAAAGAACGTCTGAAACCTTTGAACGAAGAAAAGCAGGAACTTTTGGACCACATTAAGAGAGGTTCTGAGTTTGTAGAAAATGAAGAATGTGCCAAAATCCTCTATCACGAGGAAAAGATGGCAGGATTCTACAACAAGCTGGGCGAACTGGTTTATAGCCGTCCCATTATGCCACAGGAGATGCAAAAGACAGTATTCAGTATTAACCGTAAAACAGGAACAGAATCATGAGCGAAAACAAAATCAACTTGGTTGTGCCTAAAGATTACAACGGCAAACCTATTGAAGTAGTATTAAGAGAAGGCGAAGCACCGGTAGCACTTGACCCGAAAGAACCGGAGCGAGTAGTTATCAGTGGAACGATAGATGCACCTCTCAGATGGTTGGAAAAGCGTGTCGAACTGATTAATCAGAAATCGACCAATATCATCGTAAACCGTGATAAGATGGGGTTGGCATTAACTATTGATGAAACCAACTACTATCAGACTGGAATCAGTGGAGTATTACAAGCTTCCAAGGAAATGCTGGAGTTCGGTATCAACACCGACAAGAAATGGGAACCTATTAAATTATCCCAATTCTTCAAGATGCACCGTGCTTTCTTCAAGGATAAATCTGAAAATATGATGCTGGTTTCCACTTTGAAGAATTTCAAAGCAAAGGTTAACCAAGACATCGAGCGCAGCAAAGAGGAAAACGGCAGCAAGACGGATAATTATTCTCAGGTGGTTGATTCTAATCTTCCGAAATCCTTCAAACTGAATATTCCTCTTTTCAAAGGCTTTGCTTGTGAGGAAATCGAAGTTGAAATTTATGCTGATGTAGATGGTCGTGATGTTTCACTTTCTTTGGTTTCTGCTGGTGCGAATGAAACCATTGAGGAATACAAAAACAAGGTGATTGACGAACAGATTGAAGCAATCAAAGGTGTTGCACCTGACATCGTAATCATCGAAGTATAATTGACAGCCCGGAAAGACGGGCATCTGGTATCGTGGCGGAATTGGTAGACGCACGACGAGTACTGGAGCTTTACCCAGCAGGAAGGGTTACTCAAAGCAGAAAGCTCATGCAGGTTCGAATCCTGCCGATACCACCACATAACAAGAGGATGCTTAATGATAAAAACATCCTCTTATTTACTAATAGTTACTTTTCATATTTCTATGACACCAACAACTTCATAATTCCCATTTAATCCATGATTTGTCATATAAGTTCTGATTTCAGTTCTATATGCTACTTCAAAATTATACTGTGATAAATTGGCACTTATCGCCTTTGTAAAGGAATACTCATTACCATGATGAGTGAAAATAATACGATAGTTCTTCATATAAATATGATTTTAGAGTGAATACAAATATTACACCCGCAAATATATAAAATAATGCCATACTACATAAAACGAAAACCAAAGAAGAAAGAAAAACCTATGCCTTTATTTGATAAAGCAGGGATAACAGTAAAGAAGAAGCCGGATTTGAAAGCTAAGCTCGACAAGGAGTTTTCCCTTTTTATCCGGCTTCGTGATTGTATGCCAAACGGATTCTTCCGATGTATATCATGTGGACAGATAAAACCATTCGTGCAAGCCGACTGCGGGCACTATTTCAGTCGTACACATTTGGCAACACGGTTTGATGAGAACAATTGCCATGCCGAATGCCGGCACTGTTTAACACCGGATTCTCTCGTCTTAATGAAAGATTTTATATGGAAACAGCTTGGTGAAATTAGTGTTGGTGAAGAAATATTTGCTTTTGACGAAGAAGTAATTTATAAAACTTCACGAAGATATAGGGTTGGAAGGGTTACACACATAGAACGTGATATTCAAGATGTGTATGAGGTAGAGTTAGAGAATGGAGATAAAATGAAGACAACTGCTAACCATAAATGGCTCGCAAGGGCAAGACAAGGAACTTCATACACATGGATTGAAACACAAGAAATGTGGGTTAATGGCGTAAATCTTCATGGGAAGCACAAGACCGGACCTCATACAGATAGGACTACGACCATTGTCTGTAAACCATTTCAAGTAATACAACAAGAAAAATCCTATGAAAGCGGATGGATTGCGGGAATGATTGATGCTGACGGACATATTTGTCAACAGAATATTTCTAATCCAGATGGGACGAAACGCTATGGTTTTCGTGTCGGTATAGCCCAATGTGAGAAGTACATGGATATTTGCTCTGAAATAAAACGCTTACTTGAAAAGTTCACAGGAAATAATAAAACTTGTCGGCAGATGATGGAAGATTCAAATAGGCGTGGCACGTTTAAAAAAACGTATCAATCTTGGCAATTTCTTATAACAGGTACAAACATAGAGAAGCTCCAATTTTTAATGCGTGTTCGTCCGCATAAAATTGAAAAGGTGGATATTGAAAAACTTGGCAAACTAAAATCTCAATATGATACCAAAGTGAAAGGTATCAAATATATAGGTAAAGAGGAGATTGTCGTGATGGAAACGGATACGCGTACTTTCATTGCTAACGGCTATGCCATGCACAACTGCAACAGGTTCAAAGCCGATCATTTGGAAGACTATCGGGTGAATCTGATAGCCAAAATCGGGCAACAGAAATTTGACTTGCTGAAAGTGAAAGCTGATGGTACTTCCAAAATGACTGATTTTGAGTACGAACAGCTAATCAAGTATTACAAAGCACTTAATAAGAAATTACGAAAGGAGAAAGGGTTATGAGTTATAAAAAATCATGTAATAAGATGCCTGATTTGTCAGGACATAAGTTCGGTAGATGGCTTGTATTGCATAAGGATTTGGATAGATTAGACCATAAAGGAATTAAATCTTATTATATCTGTCAATGTGATTGTGGTTCTATTCATTCTGTTAGTGCTTATGGATTACGAAATGGAACATCAAAAAGTTGTGGGTGTAAAACAAAAGATAGAATCACTAAGTATAATTATAGGCACGGTTTGTCAAGAACTGATATTTATAGGATTTTTAGATGTATGAAAGAACGATGCTATTCACCTAAACATTCAAGCTATAAAAATTATGGAGGCAGGGGAATAGGTATCTGTGAAGAATGGAAAAATAATCCTGAGTCGTTTGTTAATTGGGCTTTGAATAGTGGTTATCAAAAAGGGCTTACTATTGATAGAAAAGATGTAAACGGAAATTATTCTCCTGAAAACTGTAAATGGGCTACCAGAAAAGAGCAGGTTAGAAACCGAACTAATACTGTATATATACATATTGATGGCAATCGGTATTCTCTTTCTGAATTTTGCGAAAAGCATAATCTTAGTTATGGAGCCGCATGGCAGAACTTTAGGAGAAATAATAGAAATGAAGAATTATTAATCAAATACTTATTGAGAAAATGCAATTCCGTTTGAGAGATTACCAACAGAAAGCCTCTGATGCTGCCGTTTCTTTCTTCAATAACAAGGCGAAGAAAACAAATGCCATTATGGTGTTACCTACGGGCAGCGGAAAGTCGCTTATCATAGCGGATATAGCCGCAAGGCTTGACGGTCATACCTTGGTGTTCCAGCCCTCGAAGGAAATACTCGAACAGAATTTCAAGAAACTCTGTTCATACGGTATTCTTGATTGCAGTATCTATTCAGCATCCTTTAACTCAAAGGAGATAAGCCGGATAACATTTGCCACCATCGGCAGTGTGAAGAATCATCCCGAACTGTTTACCCACTTCAAGAACATCATTGTGGATGAATGTCATCTTGTAAACCCCAAAGAGGGAATGTACAAGGATTTTTTTGATGCAGTGAAGTGTAAGGTTCTTGGACTGACAGCAACGCCATACCGTTTAAGCTCCAGTCGTGATTTCGGTTCCATGCTGAAATTTATCACTCGGACAAAACCTCATGTCTTTTCAGAGGTCATTTATCATGTACAGGTATCAACCCTATTAGATATGGGCTACTTGGCGAAGTTGGATTACTATTCAATGAATCCTTCAGGGTGGAATGAACTTAACTTGAAAGTAAATACTACTGGTGCCGACTATACGGATAGGTCAGTTCAAAAAGAATATGAACGGATAGACTTCTACGGTTATCTCGTTCATATCGTCCAAAGGCTGATGAATCCCAAAGCCGGAGGAAAACGGAAGGGTATTTTGGTCTTTACCCGTTTTTTGAAAGAAGCGGAACGGTTAACGATGTCAATACCCGGTTGCGCTATCGTTTCAGGTGATACTCCTAAGAAAGAACGTGAACATATTCTTGAGGCGTTCAAAGCTGGTGAAATTCCGGTAGTAGCTAATGTGGGTGTACTTACGACTGGCTTTGACTATCCGGAACTTGATACGGTCGTTATGGCACGTCCTACAATGTCACTTGCCATGTGGTATCAGATAGTCGGTCGTGCCATCCGCCCGCATCCTTCTAAAGAATGTGGATGGATTGTGGATTTATGCGGTAACATCAAACGTTTCGGAGAGGTGTCGGATTTACGATTGTTTGATAGCGGTAATGGTAAGTGGGCTGTATTTTCTAACGGAAGGAAATTAACTAACGTGAGATTCTAAGACTATGGACGAAGGATTTTTGAGGCTAAGCCGCAGGTTTTTCTCGAATGAAATGTGGAATGAAGCCCGTACTTTTAGCAGTTGCGAAGCGTGGTTAGACTTAATTCAGTCTGCACGATTTGAGGCAACGCCCCGAAAGGAGAGTATCGGAGGTCGAGAAATCTCTTATTCAAGAGGTCAATATCCTGCATCCATAAGATTTCTGTCACAGCGTTGGAAATGGTCTGAAAAGAAGGTGCGTTCCTTTCTTGTGCATCTTAGAAAGAAAGGTATGATAACTGTTGAGTGCAATCAAGGAATGAACCTTATAACCTTATGTAAATATGAAGAATATAATCCAATGGGCACAACCAAGGGCACAAGTAAGGACACAGGTATTGAAAAGGAAATCAATGAATTAAGACACGAATGGGCACAACTAAGGGCACAACTTGGGGCACAGCCCATGAACAACAATCTACCGCAATCCGAACTTTTACAAAAATCAGGGCACACAGAGGGCACAAATACAAAGAAAGAAGAAAGAGAGTATATAGATATATCTCTACATCAAAAGAAAGAAAATACTCCTGACGGAGTATCAAAGAAAGCCAAGCTTTCTTCGCCATCCCCCTCTGAAAAGATTGATTACAGCGGATTGATGGAATACTATAATACCACATTCAAAGACAGACTCCAGCAGATAAGATCAATGACTGATGTGAGAAAAAAGGCTGTAAAAGCCCGGATAGCCCAATATGGGAAAGAGTCAGTGAGGAGTGTTTTCAATCTCATTCTTCAATCCCCGTTCTTACTTGGAGCTAATGACCGCAATTGGAAATGCGACTTTGATTGGATTTTCAAACAAGCAAACTTTACTAAAATATTGGAAGGAAACTATAATGGGACAAGACTTAGTAAAAATCAACAGGATAGCGAGCAGCGAAAACGTGATTCAGTTCTTGCAGTCGCTACAACCGTTAGAGAAGCTGCCGCAAAAAAGAGAAAGGAACTTGAAGCAGAGGGCGTTATTGAATAAATATCCCGATCCTGCACAATTCATTCTTGATTACAACCCTGATTTGCAGTTCAAACTTGTCAGATGTAATGCAACCCATTCAGAACTGGCGTTGAATGACAGCATTCCGAGTTTAGGGCTATTGTCTTCTACTTATGGGGATGAAACACCGATAGAATGGCTAAAGATACAATTTGGTTCATTGAATGACTTTGCAGAAGTTTCAACCAAGATAGCGAAAGAGCAACTTTCTGAACTATCGGAGATATTCCTTTCGGAGTATTATTATATAAATGCCGCTGAAATCTGTTTTTTCATAGCACGGTTTAAGTCAGGGAAGTATGGGCGGTTCTACGGTTCAATAGATCCATTGAAAATAACAAGTGCGATGCTGGACTACGTTTCTGAACGTCGGAAAGATATTGAACGGAAAGAGCGTGAACGATACAGAAACCAACGTGAAAAAGAGATAGAGGAGCGTGGAGATAACAGAATCTCTTATGCTGAGTACATTGAAATCAAGCACCGTGCTGATGCAGGAGATGAGGAAGCTAGAAAAATGCTGATATCACCATGAGAATAACCGTTTACTGGGTAACAAGAAATCCGGATGTTATCGTAAGAATCCGGAAAAAGTTCAATATCCCAAGTTATACTTCCGTGAACTACGAAACAGAATGTGAAATCAAGAATGAAGACTTTCCACTGTTAGAAGAAACAGAACGAAGGGGATTCATTCGAATTAGAAATAAGAATACACGATTATGCAAGGAACAGACAAACTGAATACGATAACCAACATCGTATTTGTCCTCACGGACGTTTTAGAAACCAACCTTCTAGAAATGCAGCAGCAATACAAGAAAGAAGGCTTTGAACTCAGACACGATTCAAAAAGAAACTTCAACACAGCCATAGCCGCGATAAAGAGATTGAAAAGTGATGTGAATCATTGCAGCGAATCCACTCAGGAAAACTTCGGCAATGATTCTGACATGGTGAACGCCATGTTGCTCACACTGATTGACAGATGCGGTGATGATGACAACCTCGCTTATAAGATGTACGAATACATTAAATCTTTCCCGTCCAAACTGAATCTAGACTTGGATTTGGATAATGTGTTCAGCCACCTGTTTAGAAAGGAGAAATCAACAAAAGAATAGCATAATGAAAGATTATATAGAATTTTTGAAAGACAAGATGGCAATCAGCCATCAGACTGGGTTTGAAGTCAGACCGGAAGAAATTTCCCCGTATTTATACCCTCATGTGAAAGATACAGTACGTTGGGCTATTTCCGGCAGTTGCAGGGCGATATTCTCCAGCTTCGGTATGCAGAAAACCGTAACCCAGTTGGAGATACTGCGGGTGATCCTGAACCGCACAGGAGGCAAAGGGTTGATAGTTTGCCCCAAGCGTGTAGTAGTGGAGTTCCTGACACAGGCCGAAAAGCATCTGGGTATGAAAGTGACCTATGTACGTACTATGCAGGAGGTGAAGCAATGTCCGACCAATATCATGGTGACAAACTATGAACGTGTCCGTGACGGCGAGGACGGAATAAGAATAGAACCTTCCTACTTTACCGTTACTTCATTGGATGAAGCGAGCGTGTTACGTGGATTCGGAACCAAGACCTATCAGGAGTTTCTTCCTCTGTTTGCAGAAGTTCCGTACAGGTTTGTCGCAACAGCCACACCGTCACCCAACAGATACAAGGAGCTGATACACTATGCCGGCTACCTTGGAGTGATGGATACCGGGCAGGCACTTACAAGGTTCTTCCAGCGTGACAGCACGAAGGCGAACAATCTTACCCTCTATCCCCACAAGGAGAAGGAATTCTGGTTATGGGTAAGTACATGGGCGTTGTTCCTCACCAAACCGTCTGATTTAGGTTATCCCGATACAGGATATGAGTTACCAGAGTTACGGGTACATGAAGAAGTCGTGAGTGTGGATAATTCCACTGCCGGAGCCGACCGTGACGGGCAGGTGAAAATGTTCCGTGAGGCTGCTCTCGGTCTGGCTGATGCTGCAAAGGAACGCCGGGACAACATGCAGGAAAAGATTGCCCGTGTGGTGGAGATAATCAATCGCCCGGAAAACAAGGATGACCATTTCCTTTTATGGCACGACTTGGAGGCTGAACGTGAGGCACTCTGCAAGGCAATTTCCGGATGTAAGGCTGTGTATGGCTCGCAAGATGATAAGGAAGCGGATAAGGTAATAGCAGATTTCAAGGACGGCCGTCTGAAGTATCTGGCCGCAAAACCGGAGATGCTGGGTGAGGGTCTGAACTTCCAGTACCACTGCCACAAGGCAATCATGTTCATCGACTACCGTTTTAATGACAAGTTCCAGGCGATAGCCCGTATCTACCGTTTCATGCAGCAGCATCCGGTTGACCTCTATCTGGTCTATGCAGAAAGTGAGGGAGAGATATACAAGAGTTTCATGCAGAAGTGGGCGCAACACCGCCAGATGGTAGCCAGAATGACCAATATAGTCCGCAAGAACGGTTTGTTCGGTTTACAGGTAGAGGAAAAGATGATGCGCTGGATGTTCGCCAGTCGGGAAGAGAAGTCCGGCAAACTGTGGAAAGCTATCAATAATGACAATGTACTTGAATGTCAGAAGATGGAAGATAATTCGGTAGACCTGATTGTAACCAGTATCCCGTTCTCCAACCACTACGAATATACGCCTACCTATAATGATTTCGGGCATAATGAAGACAACGGCAAGTTCTTTGAGCAGATGGACTATCTCACCCCGGAGCTTATGCGTATTTTAAAGCCCGGCCGGTTGGCCTGCATCCATGTAAAGGACCGTGTACTGTTCGGCAACGCTACGGGTGACGGTATGCCCACCATCGACCCGTTCAGCGAAATGACAGTGTTCCATTATCTGAAGCACGGGTTCCGCTACATGGGGCGTATTACAGTGGATACGGATGTGGTGAGGGAGAACAACCAGACTTATCGGCTTGGATATACAGAGATGTGCAAGGACGGTTCAAAGATGGGTATCGGTTGCCCGGAATATGTTCTTCTCTTCCGAAAGTTGCCTTCTGATACCTCACGAGCCTATGCTGATTTGCCGGTGACAAAGAATAAGAGTGAATACTCGCTTGCCCGTTGGCAGATAGATGCCCATGCAAGTTGGAAATCTTCTGGTAACTCTCTATTGAGCTATGAGGACATGAAAGGAGCCGGAATAGATAAGATACGCCATCTGTTCAGGAACTACGAACGTGAACATATATATAACTACGAGGAACATGTATCATTCGCTGAAGAATTGGAAATATACGGAAAGCTGCCTAAAACATTTATGGCCGTTGACCCTGTAAGCAAGAAAGATTGGATATGGGATGATGTCACCCGTATGCGCACGCTCAATACCAAGCAGTCACAGAAGAAACGGCAGAACCACATCTGCCCTTTACAGCTCGATATCGTTGAAAGACTGATTGAACGGTATTCAAACAAGGGTGAGTTGGTGTTTGACCCCTTCGGAGGTATCGGCACAGTACCTTATTGTGCCATCAGACTGAAACGTAAGGGATTATCTACTGAACTAAATTATGACTATTGGAAAGACAGTCTTTCATATCTGTATGAGGCGGAGATGGAAGTTAGCGCACCCACATTGTTTGATTTGATGGACAGTGCCGTATGAACATCTATCATACAGAACCTAGATTCGACTGCGAGAAATTCGCTCCATGCGGGCGCATCTCCCTGCACAAATGCCGGAAGTACAAAGGCAGACTGGATGAATGCAGGGGATGTACGCTTGTACACCGTAAAGCCAAGACGGTTGCCGGTACGGAAGCCGGAAGAAAGGTTTGTCCGCATTGCGGACGTTCCCTTCCGCTCCACCGGTTTTATAACAGGACTGTCAGATGTGGGGATAAGGAATACCGATGTCTCACCTCCTGGTGCAAGATGTGTATGAGTGAAGTCGCAGCGGAAAGAAATCGTAATAATTAATTTAAAAATCCAATGAAAAACGTAACGAAAATAGCCAAGAAGTCCGCAGGGCTTAGCCAAAAATGCTCGATTTGCCCACTTATGCAAAGATGCACTTTAGAAATCCATAGAGCCTGTTTTGACAGCTTTGTAGAGTGTTTCAAGAAAGGGGCCAGAGCTGCTGAAAAAGAAATAAACAAGAAATTCAAATCGAGATAGAAATGAACAAGAAAGAGCAGCAAGCAATAGACTTCCTTCGCAGTATGGAACGTGACGATCTGCTATCACTCGGATTCTCCGGAGGTAAGGATAGTGTAGTTATACTTGACCTTGCTGAACGTGCAGGCATTAAGTATAATGCGATCTACGCTAACACCACAGTAGATCCACCGGGCACGATTAGCTTTATAAAGAGACACTATCCGCAAGTGAGGATAATACACCCTGAAAAGTCATTCTTTCAGTTAGTTGAAGAAAAAGGACTTCCTTCACGGCTCCGACGATTCTGTTGTGAAAGACTGAAAGAAAGATATGGTATCGGCAAACGTAGTATTGAAGGAATGAGAGCTGCCGAAAGTAGAAATCGAAAAGATTATGAGCCGGAGCAGTGTGATACAAGAAAATGGATGAAAGGCGCAAAGCATATTCTTCCTATCCTCACATGGACAGAAGAAGATGTTTGGAGCTATATTCGAAAATACGGATTACCATATTCAAAGTATTATGACGCTCCATATAATTTGAGCCGTCACGGTTGTGTCGGCTGTCCTCTCTGCAATTACAAGCAGATGCAATTAGAGTTTAAGATGTTTCCCGGTTATGCTCAAAGAATGATAATAGCCGTTGAAAGATATATGAACACTCACCCTAATGGGTTTCTTGCTCGCAACTTTGCAGACGGTTACGAAGCTTTCTATTACTATATAAACGAAATACCTATTGCGGATTTTCATGAGCAAAAAAAAGGGTTATTCAGATTTAGCGCAAGGGAAATTATTCGAAGAGAAATTTTAAATCAATTAACGTAATACGATATAGAAATGAAATATCCTAAAGTAAAGAAAAAGAAAAAATTTAAAAGAGATTGTCATAACTGCACTTTCTTTGCTGCATGCGCAGATAGATATCACAGGAATGCTGTGGATTGCAAAAGGTTTAGATTTTGTTCAATGTGTAAAAGTACATAAACGGCAGAAAATGAATATTTTGGTAAAATGTTTTAAAAAAGAAGTGCCTTACAGATGGTATAAGAAAGGGAAGAGGGTATTCCAACTAACCCCTCAAGAGATGTTTGATAAAGAATATCGATATTTTCTTTACGAATATATTGAAAACAACTATAAGAGTGGATGTCACATTATAGGATTTTATCTTTATGATGATATGGACCAAATAACAGAAGATGAGTGGAAGAACGCTTTAAAAAATTGTATGAACGCATATTAAAATCTGAACAGAAATGAATGATGGAGTTTATTTTGGCGAAAATGGTAACGAGGTAATCGTAATTAATGGGGTTGAATACTCACGAGAAGAATTTGATTTTCTTGTGGATATGTGTGGAGATTGCAATATGTAAAATAAAAGAAAGGAATATTTATGATAGAAATAGATTTGAATGATACCGTTAGTGTAGAGCTCACAGAATGGGGAGCCACATATCTTAATGCAACGAATATATTTAAGGGAATAACCCTTACACAGAAATGCCATTATAAGACTGACTATAAAGCAGGTGATGTTTACCAAAACCAGCTTTGGCAGTTGATATTGGAGTTCAAAGATGGGATTAGATTTGATAAAGAGAAGCCTTTTAATAAATTGAAAAAAGTAATTGATCAATAAGGAACAAAACCGATATAGATATGAAACAGACAGTAGAAGAAGCAGCATACGATTATGCTACTAATAAAACGAAGTTCAGAAAAGACGTTCTGAAAGAAGTTGACGCGGATACCTACGTTTCACGTCATGCTGATAGTATGGAAGATTTTCAATGTGGTGCAGAGTGGCAGTCAAAGCAATCGCCTTGGATTAACGTTAAAGAAAGGTTGCCGGAAGAAGAACAAAAAATCTTCGTTTTGACAATGGGTTATGGCGTACCATATATTCAAAAAGAAACGTTTCGTAGAAGCAACAATTTAGATATAAAGGGAATATGGACTCACGGAAACAGTATCGTGTTGGCATGGCTTCCTATTCCGTCTTTCGATGATATATTAAAGAACAACAATAAAAAATGAAAGCAATAACCATAAAACAGCCGTGGGCCTCTTTGATAGTCCATGGTATTAAAGACATTGAGAACCGTACTTGGAGCTGCCCTAAGAAATACTTAGGGCAGAGGGTACTGATTCATTCAAGCGGTAAACCTTTGAATTATGATAATTTCTATGATTCAATACTTACCAATGAGCAGTTATTGGCATTACCGGAAAACAAAGAGTGGAAAGATTTTAGTTTTTGTACAGGCTCCATAATCGGAAGCGTCGAGATAATAGACTGTGTACAAAACCATCCTTCCATCTGGGCAGAGAAAGGAGTTTATAACTGGGTACTAGCTAACCCTATTCTCTACGAAAATCCAATTAAGGACGTGAAAGGCAAATTATCCTTTTGGGATTATCCCGGTATCAAAGAGGTAAAGATAGAATGTCCGGAATGTGGCAGTATAGAAATAGCTGTTGAGGACTATACAACGGCACCATTCCCAACTTATTTGCATAGGTGTAATAAGTGTGAACATGTGATTATAGAAAGTGAGTGGAAGGAGGTAAAACTATGAGAGATTTTTATGAACTGATAAACCAATATCCATGGACTACTATTTTTCTTGCTATTTTCATTTATGAAGTGATTAAATGTGTGATGTCTAATTTGAAAAAGAAATAGCCATGAGCAAACTATATAAAGTAACTATTTTCGGGGAATCATTCCTAATCGGGTGGTTCCCTTTCTCTTCACGCTGGTATAACAAGCTAAAGATAATCAAATGATAGTACGTCATTTTATAAGAGTTCCGGTTGGAAGTACTGTCTATTGCGACAATCAGCCGGTTAAAATACTAGAGAAAGGATATGCCCTTGCTCTATGTGATGTTAATGGGAAACGGGTATATATCACTTGCTATGATTTGGAAAAGAAACCATTCGTCAGCACGAATGGGGAAAAATGAAAAAGAGCCAACCCACGCACGACCATGAATCAGCTCTTCCTTACACGATTATGATGCAAATATACTATTTACTTTTAAAATAATCGTGTTATGGAACTGGATTTTAACAAAATAATTCGCCTTAAAAAGATTAGAATTGAGAAATCAGAACTTTCAGAGGAAGAAAACGCCTTGACCACCCCAATTTTGAAAGACAAAAGCCTTATCCATGAAATCTACAAAATATTCGTTGAGTTGCTGAATGAGAGAGGATGTCCACCGAATATTGACAGTGTTACCCAGCGGAAGAAGTTCATCTTCATTATCCTGTACCTGTTTTCTCCAAGTTCGCTTGCCGGTGGGAAAATGACAGCTGGGTTACGCGAAGAGATGTCAAGGGTACTTGGGGTTCAGTCCAAGAGTACAATTTCCGACAACTGCGCTGATGTCGTGTTTCTCTATCAGAACTATGGGGATTTCAGCGGGGATATAGAGTATCTTTATACCGAAATCGTAAATCGGTTAAGAATCAAAGGGCTAATCAATTAATGAGCCGGGGCTTAGTGCTCCGGCTTAATTTTTGTTTGGATTTGTTTTGCGATGGATTGCGTATCAGTTATTAAGGATTTAAGTTCTTCATTAGTTATATTGATATAACCTCCATCTTTTTTTCTACCATTTCTATGTGCTAATAAATTCCTATAATAGAAGTGTTTTTTCATTTTCCCATTTGTGTCGATTATAGAAACTTTAAATAATTCTTTGAGTATATCTTTTATAGTATCAATGTTACTATAAGATGTCCTCATTACATATTCTATGACCTTTTGCTCCCATTGGGCAACAAGATTGTCTTCTTTTAATTTAGTCATTTCATCTTTTTTCTTGCATGGAGGAATTGAATTGAAAAAATTATTGAAACTTTCTTCGTCTTGGATTATTTTGGTTAAAATAATGTCACAAATAAATGTATCTAATGATGTAATGATATTAATATATGACAATTTATTGATGATATTTTGTTTTTGTTCGTCCAATCCTTTGATGTTAATTACACTTTGGATTTCATCAATTCTTTGCTTAAAATCATTATATGATCCGATAAAGTCTTTTGCAAAAAAATAAGCAAATGTATGTTGTGTTGTAAAGAATGTTTTTGCGTAATATTCATTAAAAATAGATTGGGGATGCTCATTGCTAATTTCAAGGTAAGGCTCTCCTGTTTCAGTTATAGTATTGGGCTCTATAATTTCAGAATTTTCAGGAGGGAGATCGTATGATGCCCCTGCATTCTTATATGCAAAAAATGGAGTCGTTATTAAGATTCCTCCATTGACATAAATCCTTTTTCCCATATGTTTTATTCTCCTTTCTTTATTTATAGTATTCTTTCCCTCGTATATTCTTATGTTCCGGCATACGTGGCTCTTCGTCAAAATGAATTTTTCCACCACAGTGAGGGCAGGTAATAGTATTGGCATCATTTTTCACTTCTTCCGGTGAAGCAAAGAGTTGCCACATCGGAACGTCAAGGGCTTCCGCAACCTTTTCAAGTGTTGGATAAGACGGGCTTTTCAATATAGCATATAGGTTCTGTCTGGTAGTGTTCATTTTTTCTGCGAAAGATGTCATATTAAACCCCTTTTCTTTAATAAGCAATTCTATTCTATTCATACCTTTAGTTTTTTTTGCAAAGATACGTTTATTATAGTAGTGTCAAATATATCATTTACGAAATATTGTTAAACGAAAGAATATACTTTCTTATTTTGTTTGTAGTGTCAAATATATCATTTACATTTGCATCATCAGAAACGAAGTAATAACAATTAAAAGATATACGATTATGACAACAAAGAATATCATCAGAGAAGTAAGTTACAAAGGTCACATAATAACAGTGTTTGAAGATGGCTTTCATCAAGAATTTGTAATCATAGATAATGACGAATCAAAGCTGTATGATAGCATTGCAGATGCAAAGAGAGTTATTAGAGGCGAGCAACCTTATTACGAAATAAACTGAGTTTAACCAGCAGGGCGAAAGCCCTGCGCAATATAGAAGGATATGACTAAGAAAGAATTAATTGCAGCACTTGCAAATGTAAATGATGACGCGGTGGTATTGTTTGGCACGAAAGAAATTCAGTTTTTCGGTGCATTTGCTACACAGGTATATATTAACTGGGATAGTAATGAGGTTCTTATAGCCAATAAGCACACAGATGCCACAACACCAGTTTACTGCGAGTTATTACATGAGGATAAAACGCATTAACATAAATCGGCATGGCGAAAGCCCTGCGCAATATAGAAGAATATGAAAGAAAATATATTTTTAAAAGCAGTTATAGAAAAACCGTTATTGAATAATGAACCAGAAGTTTTACACCTTTTCGTTCAAATTATCAATGAAATAACTTCTTGTATGTCAGAAGACGAGTTAAGAGGCTGTATGAACTCTTTAATAGTAAGATACCCTTATTTTAAACTGTTTTTCGATTATGGTTTCGGACATAATCATATGTGGGTGAAAGCATCAGGTTCTTTAGAAAGATTGATATTGGTTGAGTTCTAATCCGGTAGCCTTATGGCTACCACAATATACACGATTATGAAAGCGGATTTAGTTTTAGTTATCAGCCCTGAAGCCCCACTAATGAAACAACTGGGCAAGGTATTGGGTAAGCTATGTACACCATACGACTTTTCTACCATAGAGAGAGGCGAGAAGTACATCACCATACAGCATGATGAAACTGGGCTTGTAGTGGCTTATACGAGTGAAGAAAGATTGAATGTGAAAAATTGAATGCGAAACATTAAATATAGATTATAAATGAAAGGTAATTGTACGTTAGAACTTGATGTAGACAGTGTGGCATTGAATAATGCAATGTCTAAAGCTGTCAGTGATGCTGTAAAAAGCCTCAATATTGAGCAGATAGTAAATGCAGAAGTAACAAGAAGAATAGGCAAAAGCGTAAGCAAATCAATACAAGACGGCACATTTGTTAGAGCAGTTGCAAAGAATGTAGCCAAAGAATTTGATGCAAATATCATTGTGCCCCTTCTTGATATTGAAGAGCTGAAAACTATGGTTGCAGAAAAAATCAGTCAGAAAATAATTAGTAAAATGGGGATTTAATTATGAACTCAATTAACGACGAAAGAGGTTGCAGCGTATGCCAGCCCGGTAAAGAGAATTACACCACCTACAACACCAGGTTGAGAGGTAAGAGAGTGAGAATGTACCAGTACGATTACCGTACTGAAAGTGGTGAACTCTTTGCTTGTTGTGCGCCTACCTTAGAGGCGTGTAGAGAAAGACGGGATAAATGGCTTAGTTCACGACAATAAGCCGATTGTCGTGTATAACGATTGAAGATATTTCGTTATCTTTGGTTGTGGTAGTACCTTTGGGGTACTATCGCGGGGTGTAGCAGTGGTAGCTTTTCACTTTGACTTGGTGAAGGTCGGTTGTTCGATTCAGCCCCCCGCAACTATTGAGTATTAATTAAAAAAATGACACGATTATGAACATTCTTACATTAAGCATCAAACAGAAGTATTTCGATGAAATCTTGGCAGGCAAGAAAACCCACGAATACCGTGAAATCAGACCAACTAACGCTAAGAAGTATATCACTTACCTATGTGGCGGTAAAGAATATCCGGCTGATGCAGAACTGCCTGAAGAAGGTGAGGTAGAATTGAAGCCTATCAAGTACGATGCAATCAAGCTTCTGACAGGTGCATATACAGGTAAACGTCCTTATATTATCGTTGAAGTGAAAGCAGCAGAAGCTGTTATTCTCACAGATGAAAACGGTAATGATATTGTTTACGAACATCAAGGCGAAGAATATCTTGCTGCACAAATGAATTATACTTTGGGCAAGATATTAGAAAAACATATAGATTGATTTGTTTAATTTTTAAAATTAGAAAGCAGAGTCGCAAGAAGAATTAACAGAGTAGCCGGGCCTCGCAGAAATATGAATGGTGCAGGGGCAGGTGGTAGATTGGTTGCCAATCGTAGAGGTACAGCAAGTGCCACACAGTTAGGATCACGCAGACAGCGTTACAGTGATCTTCGTACTTCATTTGGTTTAAGTGGTGGCTAGCTATGAACAAAGTAGAACAAGCGAGTCAATATATAGACCTCATTCGGGTAAAATCGAATGAGGCTTTACTGTTTTTATCACTTGGTAAAGATTCGCTTGTTCTGCTTGATTTAGTCTATCCGAAGTTTGACCGGATTGTTTGCGTGTTCATGTATTTCGTTAAGAATTTGGAACATATTAACCGTTGGATAAACTGGACTAAAGCCAAATATCCGAAAATAGAGTTTGTTCAAGTACCACATTGGAATCTTACTTATATTCTCCGTGGCGGTATGTATTGTGTGCCAAATCCGAAAGTAAAGCTATTGAAGTTGGCAGATGTGGTAAAGGCTATGCAGCTTACTCATGGAGTTTATTATACATTCTTGGGCATGAAAAAAGCTGATGGTATGAATCGTAGGCTTATGTTGAAAGGGTATGAGGTAAACGGTTACGAGAATAACGGTATGGTTTATCCTTTGGCTGATTGGACACAAAAGGATATTCTTGCTTATATGAGGCAGCACAATTTACCCGAACCAGTTCGATATTCATTGAAAGCCAGTTCGGGAGTAGGTTTCAATCTTGATTGTATGCTTTGGATGGAGAAGAATTACCCGCAAGATTTACAGAGAATTTACAGAGTTTTCCCGATGGCTGAAAGAGTGCTTTGGGAGTATCATAATCAACAAAATTAATAAGGAGGATTGCTGAGTCAGAAAAAGAAAGACAAGAGAACAGATATATGCTCAGGCAGAAAGATTGAGCGAAGCTAACTGGAGAAGAAAAAATACATGGAGTAGCAGTGCTGCAAGCAGGCGTGCAAAACAATCTCGTGATAATCTTATAGCAAGAGCCGAAAGGAATACTCTTCGGCAGAGAGGTTTCGGTCTAAGTAATGGCTAATATGGAATTATCAAAATACATAAAGAGTGAATCGGTGGAACTTAATCGTTCTGCCATTCACTTTGCGGATTATAATCCCCGAAAACTTTCCGATGAATCACGTAAGACACTGAAACGTGGCATCAAGAAGTTTGGTTTAGTCGGTGGAATTGTCGTGAACAAGCGTACTGGTCTTACCGTAGTCAGCGGGCACCAGCGTTTGTCTGTCATGGACGAATTGCAAAAGTTTCCCGATAACGACTACCGCATTCGTGTCGATGTCATAGACGTGGACGAGCAGCAGGAAAAGGAGTTAAACATTCTAATGAACAACCCTAATGCACAAGGGACATGGGATTTTGACGCTCTTGCCCGTATTGTTCCTGATATTGACTGGAAAGATGCAGGTCTGACCGATGCAGACTTGAATATGATTGGTGTCGACTATCTTTTGCAGACCGAAGAGGAAAACTCTATTGCGGATGCTTTGTCTGATATGATGGTCCCAGTTTCCGAACAGAAAGAAGCCGATAAAGCCGCCAAGCAGTTGGAACGTGTCGAAAAGGTTGCCCACATGAAAGAGGTCAAACATCAGGTGAAAGAAAACGCACAGAAGCAAGCCGAGAACATGGATGCCTATGTGGTGTTGTCCTTTGATACCTATGAAGCTAAAGCCGCTTTCTGCGAAAGGTTCGGGTATGAACCAGATATGAAGTTTATAAAGGGAGAAGTTTTTGATGAACAAGTAGAAAGAATAGATTAATTATTGGGAGGAAAGCTGAGTTAGAAAGAAAACATATAGCCAGTTATATCAGCAGTCCAGACGAATAATGTACAACGCTGGAAGACAATACGGGTTAGGTTCTGCAAGACAAAGAAACATAAGGGATAGAACGAAATCCATAATGGGAAGATATGCTGAGAAAATAGATAGCTATTTCTCAAAAAGAGGAGTTGATGTCTATGGAAACAAGCCAATTTCTCGCCGTGTCTATATGGGTAACAATAACGGTTAAAATTATGAGCAATAGTGAATCTCAAAATAGAAAAGGTAAAGGAGGAAGAAAGCCTAAGTTTGATTATACAAGCGAGGAATTTCTTTCTCTCGTGGAATCGTATGCCAAAAAGGGATTCACTGACAAGGAAATTGCTTATGCCATAGGGATTTTGCCTCAAACATTCTGCGAAAAGAAAAGTGAGTACACCGAAATATCCGAAGTCTTAGCGCGTGGGCGCGCGACAATCAATGCCACTGTAAGGGCTAAATTCCTTGCAATGGCTCTCGGTGGCATAAAAACCAAAAGCACCGTGGTAAGAAAGCTCCGTGATTCAGAAGGGAATTTGACGGGCGAAGATGAATTACAAGTAAGCGAAAGCGAGTTGGCTCCTAATTTGCAAGCAATGTCCGTTTGGCTGTACCACCATGATGAAGATTGGAGAAAGATTGAGCGCAAACAAGATGAAGACGCTGATATTCCAACAGACATAGAGCATGGCATTAACATTGATTCTTGGATTAAAGACAAGCTGAAATGATAGTACCTCAAGAAATTTACCATCCATTATACGAGGATAAGGAAAAATTTATAATTCTTATTACCGGTGGGCGTGGTTCGGGAAAGTCTTTCAATGCTTCTACCTTTATTGAGCGGTTGACTTTTGAAATGACTCCCGTAGAGAAAATAGTTCATCAGATTCTTTACACCCGTTACACGATGGTTTCTGCCGGTATGTCTATCATCCCCGAAATGATGGAGAAGATAGATTTGGACGGTACCACGAAATATTTCAAGACCACAAAGACGGACATAGTCAATAAGATGACTAAGAGCCGTATCATGTTTCGGGGTATCAAGACTTCTTCCGGAAACCAGACAGCAAAACTGAAATCCATTCAAGGCATTACGACTTTTGTCTGCGATGAAGCGGAAGAGTGGACAAGCGAAGATGAGTTCGACAAGATAATGCTCTCCATTCGCAAGAAGGGTATTCAGAACCGGATTATCATTATAATGA